ACTGTGTTTTTCTCCATACTGCTCATAAATCTCGTCTAAACTAACTGTATGACCAGGACCAACAGACCTTTTCATTGCGTGTCTCCACATAGGAGATTTATTTTTTATATAGCCGTTCATAACCTTTTCCTCCTTATATTTTACCTTGTCCAAAAATTTTATAATTCACAAACATATGTGCGGTGCCCACAATCCCATATTCTATCATATCCTTGAGCTAACCGCAATTCGAATTCAGTTTTACCAGTTTTTCTTTCTTCAGGGGTTTTTCTTAATGAAAAATTACGATATCTCACCCCGCCCTTAATATAATGTGGGGTGTATTTAGTAAAACCCATTAATTTAAACCCCATTACCTCATAAACAGGGTTGAATATATTCCCGTATCTCATATCACAGTAAGATTTAATAAATCTATAATTATTAAGCTCACAATATTTAACTACTTGTTTAAATAATTTTGAAAACCCACCAATTACAGAAACATTATTTTTTGAGCAGAAACGTTTTAATTCTATTGTTAAATCATTAGAAGTATGTTTTCTTATAATCCTACCAACACTACAAACTTGAACTAATTCGTGATTATAAAATAACCCCCATGATTTTTGAGGCTGTGTATTCCCCTGTACATGGTTGTCTCTAAAAAATTTATTAGCTAATTTACTATCTATTTCCCTAATTTCACATTTTCTAGCATATATTTTTACTGGTATTAAACTTAAGGATTGCAATATTCTTGAAATTACTATATCAAACTTATCTCTTATTTCATCTTCAAATACAGTTATTAATCTAATGTCTTTCTCATAACATTTTATCATCTTATTATAATGATAAATTTTTTGTTTACCACCAGAAACTTCACTATGCCAATATAAACCACAGACCTCTACCCCAATTTTTTGATCCAAAAAATATAAATCAATCTCCAATGGCGCAATTTGCTTTCTGTCATTATGAATAAATTTTATATTTGGATAATTCTCTATAAAATAATCTACTAATTTTTGTTCCGGCTTAGATGTATAATTATTCTTTAAATAACAATATAAACATCTTGATCCACCATCTTTAAAACTATGAAAATTTGTTTCCCATTCATGCCCTTCTGGGCATAATAATTTAATTTTAGATCTACTATTTATATATTCATTTGATAATAGTTTATACCCAAATTCAGCTACATATTTCCTAACTTCTTCTATAGTATATTTATAAAACCCTCTAGGAACATAATCAAAAATACCTGGATTTAATTCCCTATACTTTTCTGCTTTTTGTAATAACCTATTTTTCTTCGTATTATAATAATATTCAAGTTTTCTTATTCTTTCTGAATTTCTATCTTTCTTATTCTGTGTCTGTCTATTTTTACGTTTTACACGTTTCTTTTCACACTCTTCAGAACCACAATACCTCTTCTTACTATAGTAAGTAATAAACTGCTTACCACATGATTCACAATACTTAATACACTCTTTATAATTATATTTCCTTCTATATCTCTTTCTATCACGTAATCTATTAGTTAATTTTCTACCAGCATCCTTACAACTCACACAATACTTCTGATTAGGACTAGTGGGATTAAACACTTTACCACAAATATTACACGTTTTTTTCTTATAATCTAACATAACAAAACCTCCAAAATCATTCTATATATATTATATAATATTTTTTTGGTTTTGCTAGCCAAAAAACCCACTTTTTAAAAAAAAATCATCCAAAAAATCCCTGTTTTTGTTATACCTACTACTAAAAAGTAGTAAGTATAACTATTTAAAATCACTATTATAATGACCTATCAATAACGCCAAGACCTAACATACGAGAATCAAGGCACGCAAATCCTATCTCCTCCCATCCAAAAAATCCTTGCTTTTGGACTCTTAGAAGAACCGGATCATCGTGCGCTTCATATTCTTTTCTTATAGGCATCACAAGAGAATCATTAACACTCAAATCAAAACCAATTATCTGCGTTTCACCAAGATCTGAAACAGTACCATCTGCCGCAGTAACATTAGGATTATCAAGTGTATAATTATTATATACTTCACCAGCACTTGCGATAAACTTGCCATACGCAGAGGTGGTTCCGTTAATATTATACAAACCTGTAGCACCTAAATGTTGAATTTCGTGCAAAGTAACATTCCAAATTTTTCCCATACCAGCAGCCTGAAAAATTTCTCTTCTTGTTACAGGATCAATATCTGTGTCCGTCCATTCACGAATATCAGCAGCATCTTCAGGCGAAACATATAAATCTGTAAGTGTCCTACCAATACGCTTAAAACCAACTATCATTTTATTGATAAGTTCTTTTGACAAAAATCCAGCGCCAGTAGACGCAGGGTTGATTTCATAAATAGGCGCAGGACGCGACCCCAACAAGCCTTTACCAGAAAAAGATGAGGTAGCAGCAGGTAAAATTATCCTCCAACCACACTCTTCTTCATAATCAGAAAGACCCTTAGCAGCTTTTTCAGCAGCTCTTTGTGGAATATCAATTCGCGAATCCCTTGCATAAGTAAGTTTCCCATCCCCAGACGCATCTACAGAAAACGTAGGTACATACACTTCTTCCCCAATTCCTTCAATAAAATTCTGTGCTACATAACCCAGACCAGGTAAAATCCAGACCGGTATTTCAAAATCTTCTGCTACCGGATATGACGCTTGGGCCAATTTGTTACTTATAATAACCTCAGCTTTACCTGTTAGGCGGTTAGAAATTTCTTTCTAACTCTTACGCTCTCACGTAAGTTCGGACTATATCTTCACCAATAAAGGTGTTCGGCGTATTAGTCTCTGAAGTATCTTTTTAACTATAATTGTTATTTAAATTTTTTACCTTACTAACTATTTCATAACATCTATCTGAATATGGTCCTTTTTCATTATTTCGAATATCCAGGTATTCAAAAAGTAAATTAAGTTGTTGTTGCTTTGCTATCAATTTACCGTTTAATTTAGGTATTATCTTCCTTAAATCGTTGTGACTTTTAATAGCAACTAAATAATAATGCTTCTTTTTATTTCTTCCCAATTTTCTACTAGCCTTGCATTTATGTACGGTACAACTATACCCTATCTCAGATTTATTTAATAATTCTTTAACATTATTAAATCCAGAGTCAGAACCCAATGAAAAATTTATGAATGGTGTTATTTTATAATCAGTTCTGTCACCGCCTTGTTTATGATAAGACATACCTATAGAACCATCACCATCAATAAAACCACCTAACCAAGAAAATGTATGATTTCTAAAATTATTATCAAAATTATAATCCAAATTTAAATTTATAATCTCGTTACATAATTTTTTCTGATAATCTGTATAAGGAGTATTAATAAATTTCCAACCATAGTTTTCCATATATTTACATCTATCGACACAAAAATCTCTAATTATTTCTAACTGCGGTCTTCTTATCACTGCACAAGATATTATCTTATCAGAAAAATCTATACATTTTGAATAGCGTTGTATAATAATTTGTTTTTCAATCTTATGATTATACTTCGTCTTTTTCCTGATTCCAACATAATGATTTATATCATACCTCTTCAAATAGGAGGACATGAACTCTATTAAAAACGGATTAGTATTAGTAAAACTTATTCTTGGAACCATTCTGAGTTTATCTCCTCTAATAGTTCTTCTCATTATCATAACACTAAAATCTGAATCCACAAGACCTGCTACATAATTATTATTAGTTAAAAAGTTACCTGCATGATTGCCCATAATATTCTCCTTATTTTTACGATATCAGTAAAGAACGATTTTAGGGGTTTCCAGCATATAGCCAAATTTTCCTTATTATATTTTCATAATAAGGGGGCGCAAAATTTCACCCGGGCCAAGTCTTTCGACCGCAAAAAGATTTCTCATAATCGATTCACGTTCAATAGCTTGAAGGATTGGAGTAGTCAGAGCAGCAGCAAAAGCTCTATATGCTGCTAAACCTTCTGGAGTACTAATTGCAGCAGTAGCTTTAAACAAATCTTGCATTTCTTTTCTATCCATAATCTAACTTTCCTCCTTAAATAGTTCTGGATGCGATAAAAAATTAAAATCGCTTTAATCCACAATTCATAAATTTAAATTCACAAAATTATATAA